AAGATTAAAGGTAAGTGTGGAACGTCTAAAGACAAAAAGAACCCAGATAGATGTTTACCTAGAAGCAAAGCGCAGTCGCTTAGTACAGGCGAAAGAGCAGCTACAGCTAAGAAAAAGAAAAGTGCCGGATCAAAAGGAGAGACTGTGGTGAAAAATACAAAACCTGCTACTGTTAAGTTACGTAAGGGTGGCCTTGCTAGAGGTAAGCGGTCTATAGCTACAGGCTGTGGGCAAGTAATGGAAAATAGACGAAAGAAAACACTTTACGTTTAAGGGTATAAATTATGAAAGGTGTAAAACATTACAAAAGAGACGGTACTGAACATCAAGGTTCTAGCCACAAAATGGCTGATGGTACCCTACACACTAATAAGTCTCACACTAAGACAAGCGTAAAGTTATTTCACTTAAAAGATTTGTCAGTCAAAGCTAAAGCTAAGGCCAAAGGAAAGACTGTTAAGAAAAATCGGAGTAAGTAGTAATGACTACATCAACCACCACTGCGTTCAATATGGAGTTTACAGAGATCGCAGAAGAAGCGTTTGAACGCGCAGGTCGAGAAATGCGTTCTGGGTACGACTTACGCACCGCCCGTAGATCTATGAACCTACTTACTATAGAGTGGCAGAACCGTGGCATTAACATGTGGACGGTAGACAGCGGCACTATTGACCTAGTAAAAGGTCAGACTACTCCTTACGACCTTCCCGCCGACACCATAGATTTATTAGAACATCAAATACGTACAGGTAGTGGAAACGCAGCTACTCAGTCTGATCTCACTATAAGTCGTATTAGTGTAAGTACATACGCGTCTATCCCTAACAAGTTAACACAAGGAAGGCCCATACAGCTTTATATAGAGCGGTTACGCGACCATCCAAAAGTCAACGTGTGGCCGATACCAGATAGAAGCGACTACAAACTGTACTATTGGCGTATGCGTCGTATACAAGATGCTGGCAGTGGTGTACAAACTGCGGATATGAACTTTAGGTTCTTTCCTTGTTTAGTAGCAGGATTAGCTTATTATATTGCTATGAAACTACCTGAAATGATGGATCGCGTACCTATGTTAAAAGCTGTATATGATGAGCAGTTTGAACTTGCAGCAGGGGAAGACAGAGAAAAGACTTCCGCTAGGTTTGTACCGCGCATTGGATACGTGTAATGAGTAATAGGTTTGCTTCTAACAAGATAGCGATAGCAGATTGTGATATTTGTGGTTTTCAGTATAAACTACGAGAACTAAAAGATTTAATCGTAAAAGGTACAAATACACATTTAAAAGCGTGTAAAGAATGCTGGAATGCTGACCACCCACAGTTAAAGTTAGGTGAGTTTCCAGTAGATGACCCCCAAGCAATACGTGATCCTAGGCCAGATAGGAGTTTAGGAGAATCAGGGGCTAGTAGTAGTAGAGATATTTATTGGGGTTGGAACCCTGTAGGGGGCGGTAATAACCCCTATGATCTGACTCCTAACACCCTACAAGCCGTCGGCAGTGTAGGACAAGTAACAGTAACGACTACGTAGGAGATATATTATGGCGCTTAAAGGTAAGCAGTCTAAGATGGACAAGAACAAAGATGGCAAGATTTCTGGTGCTGACTTCAAGATGATGAATGTTGGTGGTAAAGTTAAAAAAGGCTACGCTGAAGGCGGTAAGGTTAAAATACGTGGTACTGGCGCAGCTACTAAAGGGTTGTACGCTAGAGGGCCAATGGGCTAATACATGAACTATACTGAACTAAAAGCTAATATCCAAGACATCTGCGAGAATACGTTCACGGCAGATCAACTTGCTATGTTTACAAAACAAGCAGAGCAGAAGATATATAGTTCGGTTCAGCTACCTGCACTTCGTAAAGTAGATGACGGGCCATTGGCAAATGGAACTAAACTGTTAAGCCTGCCTACTGACTTCTTATACACCTATAGTATAGCTGTCATTGCTAGCGATGGTACGTACTCGTTCTTGCTAAACAAGGATGGTAACTTCTTACGTGAGGCGTACCCTATTGATTCCGCTGCTACTAAAGGGCTTCCTAAGTTTTATTCTTACCAAGGACTAGCATCTAACGGCGTTGCAACTCAATTAGAACTAGCTCCAACTCCTGACGCTAACTACGTAATTGAGCACACCTATGGGTATTATCCTGAGTCTATAGTAACCGCAGCTACTAGTTGGTTGGGCACACACTTTGATTCTGCGTTGTTAAATGGCGCTTTAATAGAAGCTATACGCTTTATGAAAGGTGAGCAGGACATTATAGCCAACTACGAGAAGCTATTTATACTGTCTATAGGATTATTAAAGAACCTAGGTGATGGTAAACTACGTCAAGATACATACCGTTCTGGGCAGTATAGAACCCCAGTCAGTTAAGGAACTATTAGATGTCAATAGCACAAACAATGTGTACTTCGTTTAAAGTTGCTCTTCTAGATGGAGAGATGGACTTTAGTAGTAACACAAACCAAACATTCAAGATCGCGTTGTTTACATCTGACGCAACTCTAGACGCAACTACGCTCGCCTACGCTGTTACTAACGAAGCATCAGGCACAGGATACACTGCGGGTGGAGAAACGCTTACTATAGCTACTAACTCTACATCTACAGATACCACTGCATATATTAACTTTTCTACGGTATCATGGAATAATTCTAGTATTACTGCTCGTGGAGCACTTATATATAGATCGTCAGGTACTGGCAATAACGCCATAGCGGTGTTAGATTTTGGTTTAAACAAGACAACCGCTAACGCAAAGTTTGAAATAACATTCCCTGCGGCAGATAAAAATACCGCTATCATACGGATAGCTTGAGGCTAAATAAATGGCAACGCAATATACTTCAGTTTTAAAACTAGCCCTACCTACACAGGGAGAACTTAGTGGTGCGTGGGGTAATGTAGTAAACGACAACATTACCTCTATGATAGAGCAGGCCATAGCCGGACTAGCGGTAATAAACACATGGTCAAGTAATTCGCATACCTTGACTTCCGCTAACGGTGTTACGTCTGAGTCTCGCTGTGCAATGTTATCTCTAGTCGCTGCTAGTGGCGCTCCTTCCGCTGCCGCGTCCGTAATCTGCCCCGCACTTGCTAAAACGTATATTGTTAAGAACTCCTCTGGGCAAGCGGCTACACTAAAAACAGCAAGTGGATCGGGCATCGCCGTACCTAACGGTAAGTCTATGTTGTTGTTCTGTGACGGAACTAACGTAGTTGAAGCAGTAGACCACGTAGTAACCATGTCCGCAGGTACACTGACTATTACTGGACTTACTACTTTTGCATCTTTAAAAGGCGCTGACTCAACAACAGTCACGGGCATCCTTGATGAAGATAATATGGCCTCTAACAGCGCCGTTAAATTAGCTACTCAACAGTCAATCAAAGCGTATGTAGACTCGCAGGTAGACACTGTTGACTCCTTAGCAGAAGTCCTAGCACAGGGTAATACTTCTGGCGGCACAGATATTGCAGTATCTACCGACGATAAAGTCCAATTCCGTGATGCCGCAATTCACATTAGCTCTAGCGCTGATGGGCAGCTTGATATTGTTGCAGATACAGAAATACAGATCGCTGCTACTACTGTTGATATTAATGGCGCTGTGGCACTTAACGGTGCGATTACAGGTGCTACTAACATCACATTAAGTGGTGAGCTTGATGCAGCTACAGGTGACTTCTCAGGTGCAGTAGATATAGATGGCGCTCTAGACGTTGCAGGAACTACAAACCTAGATGTCGTGGACATTGATGGCGCTGTAGATATGGCCTCTACGTTGACCCTAGCGGGCAATGCAGACTTTAACGGCGATCTAGATGTAGACGGTACAATAGAGTTTGATGCTCTATCTGGCACAGGCTCCGTAACGGTCACAGACATCCTTGACGAAGACAACATGGCTTCTAACAGTGCTACCGTCTTAGCTACTCAGCAGTCTATTAAGGCTTATGTAGATGCGCAAGTAGACACCGTTGATACACTGGCTGAAATTCTGGCTATTGGTAACACCACTACTACCGATCAAAAAATACAGTTCCGTGACACTGGAATCTATATTAACTCTAGCGCCGATGGTCAGCTTGATATTGTTGCAGATACAGAGATTCAGATAGCGGCTACTACTATTGATATTAATGGCGCGATTAACGCAAGCGGCGAGATCATTGCGGCTTCTTTAGACATTTCAGGCAACATAGACGTTGACGGCACTACTAACCTAGATGTCGTGGACATTGATGGCGCTGTGGATATGGCAAGCACTCTAGCGGTTGGTGGCGTTGTCAAAACAGAAAGAGGCAGCGCGGGAGCGCCTCCCTATACTTTCAAGGATGACCTTGATACAGGAATGTTTAATATTTCCAATGCTAATTTAGGATTTTCTGTCAGCGGCACAGAACACTTCCGCATAGCCGCAGACGGCTCTCTATCAACCCCAACGCTAGGAACCTCTAACGTCCGTTTTGGTGTCAACGCAGGTAACAGCATTGCAAGCGGTGGTAATTATAATACTGTCGTAGG